AATGGACTTAACCAAGGTTGCTGGCTCTAAAACCGTGAAACAAGGTGTTAAAGCCACACGTGATTGGCACAATAAGCACCCACAGAAGAAGACTAAAAATGGCAGCAAAAAAAAGTAAGTCTAAGGTTAACGAGGCTGGCAACTACACTAAGCCAGAGCTTCGTAAGTCACTATTTAAGAAGATTAAGGCTGGAACCAAAGGCGGAGACCCGGGTGAATGGTCAGCTAGAAAAGCCCAGCTCCTTGCTGCAGAATACAAGAAGGCTGGCGGAGGTTACAAGAACTAATGGCTAAAGCAAAGTCCCAGCGTTCACTGGATAAGTGGACTAAGGAAGAATGGACAACCTCAAATGGTAAGCCGTCTAAGGGTAAAAAGCGCTATCTTCCTAAGAAGGCTTGGGATGACCTTACTCCAGCTGAAAAGGCCGCTACTAATCGCGCAAAAAAGAAGGGCGATGGTGGTAAAAAAGGCAAGCAGTTTGTACCACAACCTAAGAAGATTGCTAAAAAGACAGCGAGACACAGATAATGGCTAAAAGAGAAAACCACGATAAAAGAACTGACCTTTATGAAAAAGCTAAAAATAGCCGACCAGCAGAGGATGTGGGAGGAAGATATGACGGTTACCTTGGTCTTTTAGATAATTCTGGTTCAGGAGTTTTTATAATGAAGCCGGCTTCAATTACAGACCCTGGTAATGACACACCACTTATAGCTGACCCAGGTGGAACTAAGTGGCTACCTCCTAGTGATAACTAATGGCAGAAACTAAGAGATTTGGTCCGTATAAAGGCTCAGCGGCCAATGGAGGCCGTCCAATCTATGTCTACAAGACTAAGGGCAAAGACGGCAAATGGCACACTACAAGCAAGAATAAAGCTCGTGCAGATTACGAAGAAAAACATGGTAAACTAAGTAAAGACACAGATGTTGACCATAAAAACAACAAAGGTCGCAAGGGCGATGACCGTATGTCTAATCTAAAAGCTATGAGTCACAAGAAGAATGTGGCTAAGGAAAACAAACGTAGAGCAGGTAAAAAATAATGGCTAAACCTACTAAGAAACACCCTGGATTTAATAGAGCTTCTGCTAGCATTGCTAAGAAAGAAAACGTTTCGCAGAAGTCTGCAGACGCTATTCTAGCTGCATCTAGCAGAAATGCTAGCAAAAAGGCTAAAAAGAAGAACCCTAGATTGAAAAAGGTCGGATAATGGCTGAAAAGAAGAAGTCCCACAAGTCCGCAGCCTGGACTCGTAAAGAAGGCCAGAACCCTAATGGTGGCCTAAATGCTAAAGGTAGAGCCTCTGCTAAAAAAGAAGGCCACAACCTAAAGGCTCCAGTAAACCGTAAACCAAAGACTGCTGAAGAGTATCGTAGACAGGGTTCGTTCCTTGTTCGTATGGGCTCCTCAGATGGCCCTCTATACGACGAGAAAGGGCGTCCTACACGCCTTAAAAAGTCTCTTGAGGTCTGGAACTACCACGGCAGCGATAAGGCCGCAGCGGTCGCTATGGGCCGTCGTGACCTAGCTAAGGCTAAGGCTATGAAGGAAAAGGGTAAGAAGAAAAATGGCTGAGATTAAAATTAAAAAGAATAAGAACAGTAGACCTAAGAAAAATGCTGCGGCACCTGCTACAATAAAATCGCATAATAAAGGCAAGGTTTCTAAACCTAAAGCTGTAAAAGCTAAGAATGTCCCTTCAAACTATGGAGTCAACTAATGGCTAAATCATGTTCATGTGGTACTTGCCCAACTTGCAAGACATCAAAGAACCCTAATATGAAACGCAAGCAAACCCTTGTAGTTCGTAATAAACATGCACAAACTAAGGCAAAAGGTAAGAAGTAATGCCTGAATGTAAGTGCGAAAACTGCCAATGTGGCAAGAAAGAAGAATCAAATGGCAATGTGTAAATGCGGTAAGTGCACGGATTGTAAGAAGCGTATGGCTGACAAGAAGAAGTCTGGCAAGAAGATGCCTCCATGGATTGGCTCTAAGGCTGACAAAGAGCAGGACAAGAAGGCCGAAAAGGGCATGACCCCAGCTCAGAAGAAGAAGTTCGAAGCGGCTGACAAGAAGATGGACGCTAAGAAGCCTTCTAAGAAGGAAGACATCAAGAAGGATAAGGCTCTAGCAGCCCGTATTAAAGGAAAGAAAAAGTAATGTCATCTGTAGTCCACGCGCTTACTGCGCTTAATAGCAGCACTGCTGTACTATTAAACTCTTTTACAAACACCACTCACCCAGTGAGCGGTACTCAAGGAACTAGCTGGAACGGCATGGATTTGGTTATCCAAAACGTAGACGGTGCAGCTACAGTTTACCTAGGCGGTTCTGGGGTAACCTCAACTGCTTACGGATATAAACTAGCCGCTGGAGCATCCCTTCAGCTAACCAACCTAGATACAGGACTTCAGTTGTATGCTATCTCAAGTGGTAGCACCAACGTAGCAGTTTTGAAGTTACAGAAGTAAGGAAACAATAATGGCAATGAGAAATACAAGAACTGGTGGAACACGTAAGCGTGTAGCTGGAGAAACTAAAAAGGGAGCTACTCCTAAGGAAAAAGGTTCAGCATCTAAGGTAATTACTAGTGATAAACTACCTAATGGTAAGAGAAACAACTATAAACCCCAGGTAACGCCTGGCGGGCCTGTTCCTCGACCTAGTCCAACCCCAGAAGTAATTCAAAAAGCTCAAAGACCTAACAGTGGCATGGTTTCAAAACCTGCAGTTAAAGCTCCTGTTAGAAAATCGACTAGGTAATCCAACACAAACATTTAGATTAACCCTGACAACGTCAGGGTTTTTCTTTATCCTTATAGTATAGGAACCGTGCGGAACCTATCTACTTATGTAGTTTGCGCCTGTAAAGGATTTTGCGATGTCTTCTCCAGAATTTAAGCCCTGGTGGACGAAGGTAAACGAGTATTTAGCATTCCAAGAGAAACAAGAGTTTACTCAAGGAGCTAATGGTTTGAACCCTAACCTTCGACACGATGTACTCATGGGTATGCTTAGCGCAGGCTACATGAACGATAAATTCGAAAGACCGCAATCCCATACAGGTAAGAAGCCTTAGTGTTAGACTATTTAAAGCCCGCATTTGAAGCAGCCAAAAAGGACTTAGTTAAAGAATTAACTAAGCAGGTGCGAATCTATACCCAAAATCAGGGATGGCCAGCTAATATCGCTGGTTCTCTTACCGTAAAGCCAACTAATAAATCCTACAAAATTGACAGTGCCAGATTTCGTTCTCAAGTATTTGACCTAGAATACCAAGGCAATAACAAAGGTACTCTTCGTAGATTTGGCAATATGAATGCAGAGTTTGGTAAGGTATTTGTTATTTTATTTGAGTCTAGAATAGAGAAGGGCAGCAAATGACTTTTATCCTTTCTGAAGATGAGGCCCTACGTAACAAGTTACAGGGCATGGTTGTTGCTGACCAGAAGTCAGATGGCCAAGATGTTCCTCGCCAGGTACGCGTGTTCTTTGGCCAACCAGACCAAGAAATCACTGCTCAAGCTTACCCTTATATTACTATTGACATGGTAGATATTCAGCGAGACACTGAGCGTGAAATGCGTGGGCTTGTAAATCCTGACTATTTACTCCCTGATGGCATTGATGCAGAGACTCAAGATTTCTTAGTTGATATTCCTATTCCTGTTTATATTGATTATCAAATTACAACTTATTCTCGTCATCCTCGTCATGACCGAGCAATATTGGCGCAGCTTCTAACTCAGAAGTTCCCCCTTAGATTTGGCTATCTAGAAATCCCAGAAAAGAGTGTTACCGTTGGTGATGTCACCACTAACACTATTACTATGAGACGCCTAGATGTCATGAACGTCGCCAAGCGTGACGTAACCGAACAGGCAAAGCGTCTGTTTGTCAACGCAATCTCTGTACGAGTCTCATCCGAGGTAGTACAGGGTGTATTCCGCAAACTATACAAGACTACTGCTGTTGAAATTAATTTTGACTCAGACCTTGTAGATTGGCCTATTACAACTGACCAGACCCCTGTGGGTCACATTAGAATTTCGAAATAATACGGACCCCGCTGAAATAACAACCCCCCTAGTTAAGGAGAAAAAATGGCGACATATAATCGTCCTGGAGTTTATATTAATGAACTTCCACTGGCTGCAGCCCCAGTAAATCTAGCTGCAACGGCTAACGCCGCAGGTGCTGTTATTGCAGCATTTGAGCGTGGCTCAGACCAGATTACAAAGGTAACTTCATGGTATGACTTTACCCAGACATTTGGTGGCTACAATGCAAAATATCCAGCTACTTTTAGTGTTGGTTCATTCTTTAAGAATGGTGGAAGTGAGCTTTATGTAAAGCGCATTTTCCCTTCTTCTTCAAAGAAGGTAGCTAAAGCAACAGTTGGATACACAGGTAATGGTACAGGCACTCTATGTACTATTGCAGCTAAGCACCGTGGTGTGGACGGCAACAACATTCGTGTGGTAATTGCTGCATCAAAGGCAGTTCGTCTTACAGGCTACTACGACATTACTGTTTATTACGATGGAAACAACCCTACTACTACAACTGTTACTGACGATGTTATTGTAGAGCAGTTTAATGCAGTTATTTTCCATGATGCAACATCGGGAGATTACGCGCCTACAGTACTGGCTTTTGGTTCTGATTTCATTAAGATTCTTGAAGGTATCGAAACCGAGTACAATTCTGATGGTACAGTAATTTCACCTAAGGTAAACTACGTAGTTGCAAAAAGTACTGACTCAAATAATTTGTATGTCCCACAAACCGCAACAGTTGTTTTAGCAGGTGCTCCTAGCCCTGATGTAGATTACGTATACGGAGATTACACTGGTAACACTGTTTACAACCCTGCAGCTTCACCAACAGGTACTTTCTCAGTAACCGACTGTTCTGTATTTAAGGAGTTTGAGGTTGTTGACCAGCCACTAGTGTTCTTCCTTCCAGATGTTGTTGGCCGTGTTGCTGATACTTCTGTTGGTAAGACTGCCACTCCAACTAGCGTGTTCTACGATAACACAGCTAAAACTGCTAAGTTTACAACTGCAACTGCACATCCATTCCTAGCTGGAGAACTACTAAGTATTAGTGGTTTGACTGCTCCTACTTCAGTTGTTACTACTGGCACTGGAACTGCTACAACTACTAGTCTAGGAACTACAGTTACTGTAACTTCAACTTACCCTCTTAGTGTTGGTATGACTGTTACTGTTGCTAGCGGTACTGGTACTCTTCCAGCTAGTACAAAGATTGCTAGCATTACAAACGCTACATCGTTTGTTTTGGACAAGGCTCCAACGCTTGACCTAGCTGCTGCAACTCTGACTTTCAGCGGTCTTACTAATAATGGTGTTGTTGGTACTGGAACATCTGCTAGCGTAACCGTTGGAAGCGTAGTAACTACAACAGTAACTGTAAGCTCAACTGACGTGCTTCGTGTAGGTATGGGTGTTTCAGTTTCAAGTGGTACTGGTGCATTACCTGTTGGAACAACTATTGCTACCATTCCAAATGCTACAACATTTACCCTAAGTACTACAGATTCTGTTGGAATTACTGGTTTGGCTGGAGCTACGTTAGCGTTTACTGCACCAAGCTTGTCATTCCTAAATGCTAGTCTAACTACCACTGCAGTTACTACTACTAGTCCATACACATTTACTGTTGGTGGAGTTACTAGTGGAACAACAAATATTGGAACTAGCTCAAGTGTTCTTGCTTTGAATACTGGAACTGCAGCGTTTGACACTGGAAGTGGTTGGGGTATTGCCAAGGAAGTTTACAAGGCTCTTCAGTCTTGGAGCGAAACTGACAATTCTAGCAAGAGACACTTTGTTGTAATTGAAACTGCACCTGACCTAACTGTTGATGCAGCTTTGGGTCAGGCTGGTGACCTAAACTCAACTAGCCGTTCTGCAGTATATTACCCACAAGTCTATATTAAAGACCCACTAGGTAAGTCTGGTAACGCTGTTCGTAAGATTGGCCCTTCTGGTGCCGTAGCTGGTCTATTCCTTGCTACTGACCGTCGTGTAGGTCCTTTCAAAGCAGCTGCTGGTATTGATGCAGTTATTAAAGATGCAATTGCCCTTGAGCGCGCATTTAGCCCAGCAGAACTTGACCAGCTAAACTCGGGTACAAGTTCAACAGGTTCAATTTCAGGTAAGAATGTAGTTAACGCTATTCGCAATGTGCCAGGTGCTGGTGTAGTTGTAATGGGTGGCCGTACTCTCCTTCAGGATGGCAGTGCAAACCGTTACATCAACATGCGCCGTTCATTGTCATACATTGAAAAGCGTCTGAATGACCTATCTACATTTGCTTTATTCGAGAACAACACTGAAACCCTATGGGCTCGTCTAATCACCGTACTAGGCGTATTCCTAAACGACTACCGCAATCAGGGTGGTCTACGTGGAACTACTCCAGAACAATCTTTCTACATCAAGTGTGATGAAGAAAACAACACCGTAGCAACTATTCAGGCTGGTGAGGTTCACGTCGAAATCGGTGTGGCTCTAGAATACCCTGCTGAGTTTGTTGTCATCAACCTCAGTCAAAAGACTGCAGAATAACCAAAGGAGAAATAATAAATGGCTGGACCAACTATTATCAACAACCGTTCAACTCTTGAGACCGACCCAATCAGAAACTTTAGGTTCCTGGTTACCTTCAAGCCACTTACTGGTGGTAACGCAGGCGGCGGCTCTTGGTTGAAAACCCCAAAGGTGACTGTCGGCTTCACTTCAGTATCGGGTTTGTCAGTAACTACTGACTCAATTCCTTACCGTGAAGGTGGCTATAACACCACTGTTCACCAAATTCCTGGCCAGACAACCTTCTCACCTATCACTTTGCAGCGTGGTGTCGTAATGGGCACCCCACAGCACTGGGACTGGATGCGTAAGTTGTTTGCTACCGTTCAAAACGGTACCACTGCCAAGCAGGGTGAAAACTTCCGCTGTGACTTGGAGATTGAGGTTCTAACTCACCCAATCGCTGGTTCAGGTGGAAACAACTTAGAGCTAACCACTGCTAACTACAAGGACCACGTATCAGCTCGTTTCCAGGTATACAACTGCTGGCCAACTGCAGTCGCGTACTCTGACCTAAACGCAGGTGACAACGCCCTATTCGTAGAGCAGATTTCTCTTGTTCATGAAGGTTTCGACATGAACTGGGCTACTGACCTAACCCCTGGTGGCTCTGCTCCAAAATTTAAGTAAATAGAAAAAGGATAATTAAATGGAAAATAATATGAAAACTGCTAGTGGAGCTGAACTTAATAATGACCTTATTAATAAAGTTCTACAAAGCACAGAACAACAAAATACCGCACCACTAATTATTAATACTCCTTCGGACAACTTGGTGACCCTCCCTGCTGGATTTATTAGTCCAGATAGGGAGGTCATCAAGACCGCTGAAGTTCGTGAATTAAATGGAAAAGATGAAGAGATTATTGGTAAAGCCAATAGTATTGGAAAAGCTTTTAATACAATTCTTAATCGTGCCGTAGTTAAAATTGGTGAACTACCAGTAACAGAGTCTCTTCTTGATTCTTTACTTTCAGGTGACCGTGATGCCCTTATGTTAGGAATTTTTAAAGCTACTTTTGGTAAGGTAACTGAAGTTTCCACATACTGTACAGGATGCAATGATTTTAAAGATGTAGAGGTAGATGTAGACCGTGATATTAAAGTTAAAATTTTAGTTGATTCGGTTGCAGACCGTGTTTTTACTGTTCAAGGTAAGTCGAGTACATATGAAGTAACTCTGCCTACTGGAGTTGTACAAAAGGAACTTGCAACAAGCTCTGACCGTAATGGTGCAGAATTAACTACAGTTTTGCTTCAGCACACAGTCCTTGAAATTGATGGAAGACCTGTTATGGGTAAAGCACAAGTTCAAGCAATTGGGCTAGTTGACCGTAAAAAAATTGGTGATGAGATTGCTAAACGCATTCCTGGTCCACAGTTTGATGATATTGTAATTGACTGCTCGGATTGCGAAGGAAAGGTAGTGGTTCCAATTAATCTTGGAACTTTGTTTCGCTTCTAAAGTGGCACACTACTACAAGTTAATGTCAGATTGGATGGCATTATCTGTAAGTTTTACGGGATGGACTCTTAATGAAATTAAAGAGTTGACTCCTAGGGAAAGAGCTAATTGGCTAGAAATGGCCAAAGCTGCTGGAAAGTTAGTAAGGACTTAATATGGCTGATAGTTTAGAAGGCCTGGTATCTAGGCTTAAACAGGCTGAGAAGGTTATTGACAACCTAGTAAAGAAGTCTGGTCAGGTTAATGACAACTTAAACGGTGTTGGTGGCAAGGGTGCCAAGGGCGGAAACAAGAGCAGCGAAAAGGGTGCCAACGGCTTGCCCGGTAGTAAAACTATGCCTTCTGCTAAAGACATGAACGTCAACAAGGCCGGCAATGATACTAAAAGTATGCCTAGCGTTGAAAGTATGCCTAAGGCAGGCGATGCTTTTGATTTAGCTAGAGGGGCTGGAAAAACAGTCGGTATTATGGGCCGCGGCATGGGTAAACTGATGGGGTATGGTCAGTATGAACGAAGTGGTGCTGAAGGGCCTATAGGTAAAGACCAGTTTGAAAAGGTTCAAAAACGACAAGAGTTGATGAAGTCTGCATCTCGTTTGAGCCAAGGATTAATGACCGACAAGAACTATGAAAGATATAGCAAACTGAGCCCTGAGTCTCAGACTAATATTACTAGCAGCATGTATGGCCTTTCAGACACCGTAAAACTTATGCAGGGTATGCAAAATGCCATTAATACTTTCCTTCCTGGTGTTAAAGATGTAATGGATAGAGCAACTGGGTACTATAATGCTGGTATCTATAGCGGAACTAAGCCTGGAGACCTTTCTAATAGAACATTTGGAAAGCTTAGTGCCATGTCTGCGATTACTTCTCCAGGTTCAGATGCTGAAGTTGCTCAGTATCTAGCTTCTAGAGGAATGTCTTCAAACCAAGATGTTTATGGTCAAACCATGAATACAATTGGTAATGCTGCTCGTTATATGAACATTTCAAATGAAGATGCGGCAGCTTCTATTGAGGGTCTAACCTCAGCTAAAGGTGCTGCAAATACCCTACAAAATTTTGGTATTTATACTGCTGATTTGTCTACTGGTAAAGAAAAGACTCAAGGTCAAATTTTTGAAGAACTAGCGCAGCGCCTTACTGCTGGGCGAGGACAGGCCAACCAAGAACAGACTATGGCGTCTATTCGTAGAGGTGCCCTTGGCGTAACTATTGACTCCTTCTTCAGTGGCGATAAGCAGGGCGCTCAAATGTTTAAACAATATATGATAGACAGAGCTAGTGGTGGAAACAAAGTTGACTTATCTTCTTCTACCGATGTAACTAATGGGTTGGCTTCTAAAAACCCACTTGCCTCTCAGATGGCTGTAGACACTTCTACAACAGCCGCAATGGATAGTGCACAAGGAAGTTATATTGAAGGCATTAACAGGGCTAGCCTAGCATTGCAAGTTTTAAACGCTACAGCAGGAGCTTTGTCTAAAGCGCTTGGTGGAGCTAGTGCAATGATTCAGACATTGTTTGGTGCCAATACCACTAAGGGGCTTATTGGTGGAGTAAACACTGCTGTTGACTTTACAAGCAAAGGATTGGCCGGTATTGGTCAAGCCTTTATGGGTATGGATGCACTAAACCCAGCTCCTGCCCTTACTGAAATGGGAATTATTGGAAGTAGCATGGGTATAAGTATGGGTATCGCTCTAGGAAGCAGCGCTGGTGCTGCCCTTTTAGGCGGTTTTGGTGGTTTTGGTTCAAGCAACTCAGTGGGAATGGGTAGCTCTATGGGAACGGGGGGTATTGGAGGTACCGGTGGTGGTGGAAGCAGAGGATTGTTTGACATATCCCAAGTTTCAAGTGGACATGAAATAAACAGCGGTGGAGAATTAGGGGCAGAGAGAACTGATAGTAAAGGACTTAAACACACACATGGTGGAACAGACTACAACTATTCTATTGGTGATGAGGTTCGTGCTGTTGCAGACGGTACTGTTTTAGTAGCTACTGATAAACATCCTCAACAAGACGCTACTGGTAACAGTTTTGGAAACTATATTGCCATTCTTCATAGTAGTGGCGATGGTGAATACACTTCTTTTTATGCCCATTTGTCTAAAGTTTTAGTAAAAGTAAACGAAACTGTAACTAAAGGTCAAGTTATTGGTGAAGCAGGAAACTCAGGCCGTACTGAGCCCCTTGGTCCCAAAGGTGCTCACTTGCACTTTGAAATTAGAAAAGGACGCCAAACTATTGGTGGAGTAGGCACCTCTGTTAACCCAGATACTGCTGGAAATATTGAAGTTAGCGGAATGGGAAGTCAAACAGCAAGTTCTAGCTCGATTTCTACCACAAGTTCTAGTGGTACAGTTGACACCAGCAGTATTTCTAGTTCTACTATAGACATGTCTAATCCTGTAAATAGAGCTAAAGCAATGAGCGGTACACCTTCAAATATAACTAATGCTATGAACACTTTGTCTGGCCTATATTCTGGAGATACAACAAAGATTCTAAATTCTGTTCAGGCTATGGCTGCAAATTTAGGTATGAGTGCCGGTGCTTGGAATCAAGCTATGAGTGGTGACCCTACTAGATACTCTCCAGTTTCTGGAAATGTAATCTCTCCCGATGCTACTGGTAAAAATAACACCATTAGTAACAACGTAAGTATTGTAGTACAGGTTCCAGATGTGACGTCTGCCGATGCTGTTAAATTTGCTCAATTAGTAAAACAATACCTAGATGACAATTCACTTCTATCTAATACTGGAGGTATGTAATGGCAGCGGCTACTTCATCTCGTGATAAAGCAATAGCAGCAAAATCAGACCAGCAAGCGGCTGTTAATGAACTATCTTCATTAACTTCTTACTCTGATAAAATTACAAATCTTACAAGACAAGTTAAAGATTTTGATATTCAATTGGCTTACGCCCAAGAACAGCTAAATACACTAAACAATAGTGACCCAACTCAAAGTGACACAGAAATTCAATCTAATGTTGATTTAAAAGAGCAAGAAATTAGAACACTTCAAAGTCAACGAGATATTGTTTCTGGAAAATTGTTGTCATTAAATATTGCTTTAAGTGTTAGTAAGGAACTATCACAAGTTTCTGCGGCAATTTTAGCATCTACAAACGCTTCAAAAATTACTGGAAATGGTGTTGGGGCGTATAAATCAATTAATAAAAGCACATTTACTCCCTTGTCATATAATGCTAGTTCTGTAAAAGAAACCTATTTTAGTAATAGAACAGATTTTGTAAACAAGCTAATGCTTTCACACAACCAACCAACAGCGGTTCGCTCTGCTAGTGATTTGTGGAATTCCGTCCTTGGAAGCAAGGGTATGATTGTTACTTCTGAACAGGTTTTAAAAGCCTGGAACTCGGGTTCAAATAAGGCTCAGTCATCGGATTATTTTGATAAGCATAACTACGGATTCCAATTTCAATACAACCCTGGAACTGTAGCCATGAGCTACTTCACTTCTCCAAACGTAGACGTAACCATGATTACATCTGGAACTGAAATGTTTAACCTAGCTGGTGTGTCTGGTTCACAGGGCTCTGTTTCTTTCCAAATTATTATTAATCGTATTTTTGATATGCAGTATTACGATGAGTACGGGAATCTACAAAATCGTGATAGGTACGCTAAACCTCCTGCAAATGCTGCAGAAGAAAAAGACATTTATAACAAAGGTACTATGTATGACCTTGAGTATTTATTAAGAGTGCTTATGGGAACAACTATGAGTAGCTATCTTCGTGGAGAAAATACTGCTGACATGGGATGGTTGCCGGCTATTCCTGTTGAACTTCATTTAGGTAAATCTTTGCGCTATCTAGGAGTTGTAAATAGCTTAAATATTAATCACATGATTTTTAATGAACGAATGGTACCACTATTTAGCACAGTTGATATCGCCTTCGCTCGTCTTCCTGATTACCCTGCTTCAAGTGGTGGCGGTTCATCCGGTGGTGGCAGTGGCGGTGGCGGCGGAGGAGGAATCTAATGATATATACAGATAGTAGATACGCTACTGGAACCGTAATAAAGGCACAGGATGCAAGAACTCAAACTTATCGTTTAGGAGTTTATCGTAATTTTCCTAAAGCCAAATTTACATTTTATTACTATACATGGAGAGTTGGGGACAGAATTGACCTTGTATCTGAGCAGCTTTTAGGTAGCCCAGTATTTTGGTGGAAAATTATGGATGCTAATCCAGAAATAATTGACCCATTCTCTATTCCTATTGGCGAAACAATAAGGATTCCAAGTGTCTGATATTTTTGTTGGAAAATATAGGAAAGGTACAAATACAATTGTTTTCTTTCCTAGTATGAGTTTTTCATTAAGGGTACAACCGAGAAGAATTGATTTGTATCAAAAAGAATACGCACATGACGTCCTGGTTTTAGAGTACCAAGCAGAAAGCACTGCTTTTTTTGATATGGTGCATACTGGTATTCCTGTTGTTTTTTCTTGGAACCAAGATACCCTGTCTAAAAGTTGGATTGGTTATGTTTCTACAGTTTCTAAAACTAATTCTCCCCAAAGAATGAACTCTATGGTTATTGTTTGTGTTGGAAGTTCTTTTCCTTTAAAAGCTAGAGCTGCAAGAGTATTTAAAGACTCCTCTATTCCAGAAGCAGTTGAAAAAATTGTAACCGAATACGGGTTTAATTTCATTGGAGATAACAATAGTTTAAAGTTTTCTCAATTAACAATAGCTGGGTTAACTTATTGGGAATGGATTGTTGAACAAGCTAAAAAAATTGGTTATGGAATAATTGTTGATGGAATGAATTTTATATTTCGTCCTTTAGATAAACTTATTGATTTAGGATTTAGTAATGCTGCTATTTTAAGTCTTGGTGATGCTACTATACCTTTTAACACCCAGGCACTAGATAGAACTTTAGATAAATTTACTGTAATTAGTGGAGACAATATTGAGGATAGTGTTAATTATAGGACTATTAAGAATGTGGGTGGTGTAGACCCAATAACTAATCAACAGTATTTATCTAAGGTTAGCCCAGCTGTTACTGGAACTAACCTTCGTGATAAAACTCAGGATGTTTTATTTTCTGAATACAGAACCGACATAGTTGCCCCAAATGCAGCTGCAGCTGCAGCGGAAGCTAAAGGTGCTGCTGAACTTGCTAGGTTTAATTTACCTGCTTCTGTGCACGGTCAAGGAGACCCGAGAATTAGGCCTTTTTCTACAGTTTTTATATCAGGAACAGGTAATATTACTGATGGTTTTTGGATGGTTAAAGAAGTAAGGCATATGTTCCATAAAATTGGAGACTATGTTACCGAGTTAAAAATAGCTACCGATGGTTTAGGGCGTACTGTAGAAACTTCCTTTAGAACTAGAGACCCCTCTAATGTAGGAGTACTTAGCTCTGATACCCTGCAAAATGGTAAAATTCCAACGTTATATTTTAGCATGGACAACGTAAAGCTATCATCTACTGATATGATTATAAAAGAAGGAAGTCAAGGATTTATAAAGCTTCCACAACAATGGAAGGCAGTAGGAGCATAATATGTCACAAATAAGCACATCTGAAATAGCTTTAAAGCTGCCCCTATCCCTAAAAAACGGGAATCTAGTAGTTGCTACAACTCAAAATGAAATTTGGGCAGATAGAGTAAGAATTGCTATTGGAACTAGGGTTACTGAAAGAGTCATGCGACCAAATTATGGCACAAAAATTGGTGCTGCTCTGTTTGATACAGTAAGTGCTACTACTGACATTGTTACAAAAGAAGTTTCACGAGTTTTTCACGAACAATTTTCTTTGTTAGAAGTTATTACAATTGACTCAACTTTTAATGAGATTTTAAACACTTTAACTATTACTGTTATTTACTTACTACCTAATAAAGAACAAGCCACAACCCAAGTAGGTATCGTTACTGTTTCAGATACAAATGCCCCTTTTGAGGAGATACTATGACCGCACCAGCTAATAAAACCCCACTATCTGTAGATTATACAGGAAGAGACTACTACTCTCTACGAAGCCAATTAATTGAAAGAGTAAAAGAGCGCACCAATAATAACTGGCAGGGAAATGACCCATCTGATTTTGGTTTAGCACTTATTGAGTCATTTGCTTATATGGGTGATTTAATTAATTATTACATTGACCGAATTGCTAACGAGTCATATATTATGACTGCTACTCAGCGTGATAGTCTTTTAAACCTAGCTAGAATGTATGGATACAATCCAGCTAACTATGTAAGTTCCATTGTTGACTTACAATTTTCTAGTAGTAATGGGTATTCTGGTGATATTGGTGCTGCCATTATTGAAGATGGAACTATTAGTGGCACCTTATATACTAACCTAGCAAAAATTATTATTCCTAATGACAATACATTTGCAATTGGTGACGTAATTAATGTAACTGGTATTCCAACTTTAATTAATGCTACAATAGCAGGAACCCCAGTTTCTTACAATGCAAGCGTTTATAATGGTAAATTTACTGTCAAATACGTAGGTTATAATAACATTGGTAAAAACGTACTATGGTATCAACCTTCAGCCTCTATTAGTTCAATTACATCTTCTGGAACTAAATTTACAGTTACTTCTACTGGTTCTTTAAACCCTGTATCAGGACAAAAAGTAACTATTAAAAATGTAGTTGTATCTGGTTCAAGCAATAACTACAACGGTAAGTGGGTTATTGCTTCAACTACTACGGCTAAAACTGGGGTACCTGCTACTTTTACTGTTGAATCTGCTACTAATACTGCAAGTATTACTGCACTTAATGCTAATGCTGGTACAGTAACTTTTTCAGCTTGGAATGATTTTGTTGCTGGCCAAGTTATTAACATTACAGGAATAAATGGTGCTGATGCTGGTGTTGGGTATAACTTTACTGGTGCAACAGTTGCTTCTGTTAGAGATGATGTTGCTGTTATCAGCAATGCATCATATGGTCCTACTGGAGGAAACCCTTACACATACGTAGAATTTACTGCAAGTAAACTTTATGCAGTTAATGACATTGTTAATGTTGTAAATATTACAAGTGTTTCAAACCCTACAGCTGAAAAGACTTCTGGGTTCAACTTTGTTGACGCTGATGTTGCTAGCGTAACCACTACAAATGTCACTATTAACGGTGTAGTTGGAACTGGTTCTACTGGAGTTGTTACTTATACTACTTCTACTGACCACGGACTTACTTCTGGACAATACGTAACTATTACTGGAGTAAACAGTACCCAAAATGGAGTAGCTACTTCTGTATACAATATTGCTGAAGCAAGAATTGTTTCTATTCCTACTACAAAAACGTTTACTGTAAATGCGTATTTTACTGACACTTATGTAAATGGTGGAACGGCTTCTCTTTATAAGTTTAGAATTACTACAAGCCGCTCTTATGATAGTTCACCTAGTGGTGGAGCTGTTTTATGTAAGCAGTTTAAAGTAAATAACGCTTACAATACAGCAGTAACTTCTGAAACAGGAACTGCAGTTGCTCAAATTGGTGGAACCTATACCTCTGGAGGAACAGTCTATTATTCAGAGCTTCCTGCTATTTTGGGTGGAGGAGGAGCTGCTATTGGAAAAGTCCTTAGTAATGGAAGCGACATTGTTCCTGCAGGTACTCAAGCAACTGCCTCTGTTACAGATGGGGGAGTTACATCAACTGTAGTATTTACTACACAAAGCGATGTTGTTGTTCCTTGGAAGAGCACCTCAAATTCTGTTTTAGCTATTCAGGGTGAGGAGGTTTCTTTAAGGCCTGAAAATGCTGCTAATGTCTCGGCAGTTCCTTATGACATTAAAGGTGAGAAGATAGGCACTTCTGATGGAAGTGCGGACCAGTCTTTTATTCTTAAAGAGACTAAAGTCAATCCGACTAGCGTAAATGTTTATGTTGATAATGGAACTGCTTTTGAACAATGGTTATTAGTTCAAAATATTAGAGACTATTCTGCCGGAGATAAAGTATTTAACGTAACTATTAACTCTGCAAATCAGGTTCTAGTTAATTTTGGAGACGGTATTTCAGGTGCTATTCCAACTTCTGAGTCTACTATTAAAGCAGTGTATATTGCTGGCGGTGGAGTTCTTGGAAACGTTGCTGCTGGAGCCATAACTTCTCTTGGAAATATTCCTGGACTAAGTACTGCTGAAGAAGCAAACCTAAGAAATAAGATTAAAGTAACAAACTCAATGGATGCTCAAGGTGGTGGAGACCCAGAAACAAATGATAGCATTAGATACAATACTCCTAGGGCATTAAGAAGTCTTAATAGAGCTGTTACACTAGAGGACTTTGCAAATCTTGCTTTAACTGTTCCTGGAGTTTCTAAAGCAAATGCTACCGCTACTAATAGAAGCAACGTTACTGTCTATGTTGCCCCTATTCAGTCTGGACTATCTGATATTACTCCTGGAATTTTAGGCTCTGGTAGCGATGCAGAAGTTAACACTACTCAATTAGATTACTTGTTAACTACTAGCGTTCCAAGTTTCTTGAATAATAAAAAATCAATTGGAACAACAGTTACTTATAGTGCACCTACTTATACAAATATTGTTGTTGGAGTCACATATGCTGCAATGCCTCAATACTCTGGGGCTGTAGTTGAATCAAACATTAAAACAGCAATTGTTAATGATTTTTCATTTAGTAATAACCAATTTGAGGACGTCATTACTCCTGAAGAAGTAGAGTTTAAACTTCGTCAAGTTGATGGGGTTAGAAACGTTAAAGTAACTAGTTTATACAGAGATGGTGGAGCAGGAAAAAACAGTTTAATAGGAACTTCTGATGAAATATTCATTTTTCAAGAATCTGGAATAACTCTATCACAGGCTTCTACTGTATCTACTTTATCTGGAATTACAATAGTGGCTAAAAATACTAGTGGGTCTACTGTAACTCCGGTTACTTGGTCTAAAACATTCAATGCTGGCGTATATAACTACCAAGTAACAGTTCCTAGTACATCCACTTCGTTGATTGTTACTCCTACAGCCACAGATGCGGGAAGCTCAATTACTATAAACAACACTTCTAGTTCAAGCGGAAACAGCTTTACTGCGGTTGGGTATGTATCAAACAGTGTAAATGCTTTTGCCCCAATTATTATTAACGTTACCGCTACTGATGGAGTAACCGTTACAAGCTATGCAGTAAGTGTGATTGTAGCTGCCTAATGATTAAAGATGTTTACGGTAATGCTAGATTTTATGGAGTATACAGAGGTATTGTATACAACTCTAGTGACCCATTAAATCTACATCGTTTACAGCTTAAAGTTCCGCAGATACTAGCAGACCAGCCTACGCAATGGGCTTGGCCAGTTGAAAAACCAGGTCTTACTACAGAAGTACCTGCAGTTGGGCAGGGTGTTTGGGTTATGTTTGAGGGTGGAGACCCATCATATCCAATATGGCTCGGTACTTTTGGTGAGATAATTAGTTAATAAAGGAAATACTATGGCTTTATATAATGGTTTTAAATACAACGATGGTACCCTTTATGGTGACGGAAGCCCATTAGACTACTCTGCTCGCCCTATGGTAGCGACTGCTATTGACTATAATCAAGTTTCTTTACAATACAATGCTCCAACTGGCTCATACATTCAATTTAGAATTACTAGAAACCAAGATGGATACCCAGAAACAGCTGAAGATGGAAAAATTATTTATGAAACTTCAATAGGCAATTATCCTACTGGCAGTACTATTTTAGATACAGCATTAGTTGAAGGGAAGTTTGTCTATTATAGGGCATGGTTGAGAAGAAGCACAAACGCTTATTGGGAACCTGTTGGTGAAACAATTACATTAGTTCCTTTTAAACACACTCTTACTAGTGGACCAAATGCTGTGCAAAGTGTGTTTGTTGGTAAAGGACTTATGGGAGATAAAACTATTTCCTCTGAAGCAAACTTTTCTACTACCCATCAACGATTTCTATCTTATTTGCCATCAGTATTAACTAGTACCTCACTATCTCCTGTTGATGAAATAGAGTCTTCCTACGCCTATTCAAATGAAATTAATAAAGATAAAAACTCATTAATTTCTACCTTCTTCGAGGGTTTTTCTTTTACTATTGATGAGTTTTTAAGTTTTGCTAAGTTAATAATTCCTGATAATAATAACTCCGGTGCTTCTCCTGAAATTCTTGAGCTTAAATCATTTGAACTTGGAATTAAACCATACAATAAACTAGCTACTAAAGCTCAAAAAAGACTAATTAGAGATGCTTTAACTATTTATGGTGGTAAAGGAACTTTAGATAGCTTAAAGTTGTTTACAAAAGACCTTACAGGATATGAGACTACAGTTACTGAAACTGCAAACCTAATGCTCTCGCACGAAGAAAGCACATTTGATATTGAAGATTGGACTTCTGGTTCGACTATTGGCAGCTGGTTAGCTGGAGATGGAGTTACTTTAGCAATTACATCTGACAAAACAATAACTTCTGTAACAAATTCTTTAGACTCAGTTTATTGTTTAAAAGTAAGCACAACTGCAGCATCTCAGTCTTTGAGTTATGGAACAAATAAGCCAATAAATAACGGAATTCCAGTTGTTAGCTTAAAAACTGACGAAACCCCAATGAGCTACACTTTATCTGCGTATGTACAAGGCTCATCAAATATTACCTTAAATGTTCTATGGTATGACTATAAAGGAAAATTTATTTCAACAAGTGTTGGTTCGTCTGTTTCTACCAGTGGTAGTTGGGCTAGAAAGACAATGTCAGTAACAGCTCCTGCTAAAGCAGTTTACGCTGCATTAAGATTTGATTTTGCGTCTACTGGTGCCTCTACTTACTACCTTGACATGGTTCAGTTTGAGCAAGCAGCATCTGTCTCATCCTATGTAGAACCTCGTGGAGTCACTATTTCATTAACTCCTTCTAAATATAACTACATTTTAAACCCTTCCTTTGAAGCAGCAACTGGTGGAACACCAAATAACTGGACTTTTACTAACGTAACTCCGCTTCAAACAACAAGCACATTAGATTTGGCCCCTGGCTCTGACTATATGGTTGCTGTTTCTACTCCAACAACATTTTCTGATACTTACTTAGGCACTGTGCAGTCTAGTTACACTGGTTCGTTATTAAAATCAAAGTTTTATACGTATTCAATTTATGCTAAAAGCATTTCCGGAAATCAGGATGTAACTTTAGTATTGACTGATGGCACAACCACAGCAAGTAAGACAGTGACTTTGACAGAATCATGGAAGAAGTTTTCAGTATCTATTAGCTGTAAAACTGTACCTACAACACTTACTGTAAAAATAACCACAGCTACTCTTGCTCAAGACTTTTTCTTAGACTCAGTTCAACTTGAGCCAGGCTCAATTGCTAGTGACTATTTTGATGGAAATAGGGCTTATTCAGGTGGAGCTTGGGTTGATACCCCAAACGCATCCGTATCTGCTTATTATCCAAACTTATCATTAAGAATTGCTCATCTTATGGACTCAATTAATGACTACCTTCCTATTAGTACACCATACTATGTGACTTTTTATGGAAGCACAAGTTTTACAGATGTTGCGTTATCTGGAATTTCATAGTACTATGTATTCATGGATACTTTAATTGTAGTAATTATTTCGGGTATGGCTACTGGCTATATTCTTGAATTCATTGGTTCTTTCTTAAGTAGCGACCGTTGGCTTAAACGGATTCTAACCCTACCTCTATCCTTTGGTGCTTTATGGCTTATGGGAATTACAGGGCTACCTTTAATTGTTATTGGACTAGCTTCTGCATTCTTTTCACTTTCTGTCTTGCATTTATTGAATAGGCCTGTTACAGTTAACACTGTACCTCGTCGTTAATAGGAGAATAGTTGAATAGGTGGGATGATGATGACAACATAAAAGGCTTTGGATTACTTGATGGTGATACTCCTTCTGGCCAAAAGAAGATACCAGTAAGTAAAAAGAGTTCTAAAACCCGTCATCAGAGGGCAAAAGAGGACTGGACTCCTGCAGATGTTGCAAGTGAGTTTAGTTGGCGTATCTACGATAAAGTTCGTGGCATACCAAATATGATAAATACTAAAACTCTTACTATCTTACTAGCTAAGAATCGTAAGGAATTTGGTGTAACTGCAAGTATGGAACTTGACTTACTTGACAAATTTATAGGTGATGAAAGAAACTTAATTGCAGTTAAAAGACAACCAAGTAAAACTATTAATATCTTTTTAGTCTTTATAACTAATAATATCAATAAGCTAAGTCAAACTAATGAAGTAGCCATTGAAGAAGATAATAATAATTTAATAGCTACTGATGGTAAAGTATTTGACAACACTGTCATTGGTAGGGCAGCATTAGAACGTCACGAAGCAAAATTAGGAAGGCAAAAATGACATACGACATATCACAAATCGAACCAATTAAACGTCACTGGCTACTTCGCAGTGCAAACATTCCACGTCGTTTTATTGGCATGGAACCGTCAGACATCGTTGCAACTACAGGGGAGTTTCCTGAAGAGATTGATATCTGGCTAGAGCAGGTTATTGAGGGCAAAGTTATCAAGCAGATTGGTGGACTAGGAATGACTGGCGTTGGCCTGTTGTTTGATGGTGGCCCTGGACTGGGAAAGACAACTCACGCTGTTGTTACTCTTATGGAGCTAATCCGTAATCTTCCAGACAACGAGGAAACTGCCAGGGATGTCTTGGCTATGAGCCCAGAAACATTTGGAATGCAATCTCGCCCTATCTATTACATGACCTTTCCAGAGTTCTTGGCTCGTAAGAAAGCAATCATTGATGCAGAGGGAGAACTTCGTAAGGAGTTGTATCGTGAGATGGAGGGTTTCCATGGCCGTGCTAAGGAAGACTGGCTGAATGTCCGTGTTCTTGTCTTAGACGACCTAGGAAAAGAGTACGGTTCAACCTATAACGACAGTTCATTTGACGAGGTTCTCCGTTCCCGCTATGATAAAGCTCTACCAACAATTATCACCACGAATGTAAAGCGTGAGGATTGGACAGCGCAGTATGGGGCAGCAATGGGCAGTTTTGCTCATGAAGCGTTTACTCGTGTTCGGATTGATGGTCAGGACCTACGTAAAAACAAAGGAAAGTAAAATGAATGAAAATTGGCGTACAGTACAAATATTTCTTGAACCAACTAACTTTAATATCTACGAAGTAGAGATTAATCAAGAATCATCAGATAATGTTCGTTGCAACTGCCGTACTTTTTCATCAAGTAAGTCTTGCAAACACACTAGGTTTGTAAAAGATTCGATGAAAAAGAATGGTGGACACTACGCAGTACAGGTTCCAAGGGAAATCCCTGATGAAGAAGTTACTGCTGCTATGGAAGATGCCGCATCATTCCGTAAGTTCATTATTAATTACTCAAAGATTGAAGTAATTCACTAATGAGGGGCGGAGATATTTCAAACGAAACTCCGCCACGCATCATCGTAGTAATTGACGTTGTGGCTCAGTCGGAGATTGAAGAGACTCGTAAGTTTCTAAAATCTTCGACTAGTCGCAAAGTCACGAAGTTAAACAATCCGGCTCTGTCCCAATTATGGATACTAGCCAATAGGTACGGTCTTTCAGTAGAGCTAGCCGGCTTTGAAACAGAGAGCTGGTCCCAGGAAGATTTAAATACAGTCATGGATAAACTTGACAGACGGGGAGGAAACCCGTTTAATTATGCTGAGTTATATACCGATATTGATGACTTCATTTCTGAGTTGCCATATCGCAATAATCTTAAAGGTGTAATAGATTTACGTGGCCGGGTTGCAAGATACGGCTCATGGGGTATAGAATTAGAAAACTTATAGGAGAGTAAAATGGCAGCAGATAACGAGTATCGTTTAGTTAGTAAGGTCATTATTGACCGCAACATTATCCCAGTGCTTGAGCGTGGCATCAAGGATGACTGGATTGTAGACGACGACTTACGTCGTGTATGGAAATTTGTCCGTGAACACTATACCAATTACCGCGAAGTCCCTACAGCCGTAGCTGTAAACGATAACTTTCCAAACTTCAAGACTTTGGTTGTGGAAGACACGCTTGATTATCTTATTGACAAGATGGTTGAGTTTCGTCGTCGTACCTTAACCCGTAACAGCGTCGAGGACGTAGTTCTTGCGCTTAACAGCAATGACCACGAGTCTGCTCTAGCAGAGATGTCAAAAGCAATCACGCTTGTAAATGAGCAGGGTGTTATCGGTACCACTCACGTTGACCTTAGCAAAGACCCTGACCGTCGTTGGGAAGAATACGAAGACTTAGTAAATGCCAAGATGCTTGGTGTTCCTACCGGCTTCTCAAAGATTGACGAGGCTACCGCAGGTCTGCAGGGTGGGCAGTTGATTACTGTTATTGCTCCACCTAAGACCGGTAAGTCACAGATTGCCCTACAGATGGCCATAAACGTCCATGATGCGGGTCTGGTGCCTATGTTCCAGTCATTTGAGATGAATAACCGTGAGCAGTCTCAACGTCATGACGCCATGCGTGCACACGTTTCTAATGGTCGTCTTCGTCGTGGTAAGTTGAACGCAACTGAAGAAGACCGTCTATTGAAGCTTTATGATGACATGAAGACTGACCATCCGTTCCATCTGGTTGATGCTGTTAACGGACTGACTGTAGATTCACTCGTTGCCAAAGCAGAGCAACTCAAGCCTGACGTACTTTTTGTGGATGGTGTCTATTTGATGATGGACCAGGTGACTGGCGATGCAAACACACCGCAGGCGCTTACTAATATTACTCGTGCATTGAAGCGTGTGGCCCAGAAGCTAAACATTCCGGTTGTCGTTACAACACAAACATTGTTGTGGAAGATGAAGGGTGGCAAGGTGTCAGCTGACTCAATTGGTTACTCGTCTTCATTCTTTCAGGACTCGGATGTTATTCTTGGTCTAGAGCCAGTTGAGGCTGATGATGAGATTCGTATTCTCAAGGTTGTTCAGGCTCGTAACTGTCCCCCATCGGAGACGTCGATTACTTGGAAGTGGGACACTGGTTGTTTCCACGACGAGAGTGCTGCCGGTACTTGTAAGTTCTGTACTCCTTGGTCAGGTAAATACTAATGCTTGTTGATGTTCTTTTAGTTCTAGACGCGCTTGGTATTGAGCATGACGAGCGTGGCGTTGAGTCACATGCATTGTGTCCTATGCACCAAGTTCGTACTGGACGTGCAGACAACTCTCCATCTTGGTGGATTAACACTGAGACTGGGATGCACATCTGTTTCTCTTGTGGATACAAGGGTAACTTGCTGCAACTTGTTTGCGATGTCAATGAGTTTTACAAAGATGTCTGGGGCAAGGATTACGCGTATGATTATGTAGCTGCTCGTCTGTGGTTGTCTCAGGTTTCTGAGATTCCTGTCGAAAAGTTGCTTGAGATGATTCAGACATTGCCTAATCGTATCGAGGCTATCCCTAAGCCTTTGGAGATGTCTGAGGCTCGTCTTGCTGTCTTTGTTTCTCCCCCAGCTGAGGAATTAGCTAAGCGTGGAATTACTGCTAAGGTTGCTGAGCAGTATGGCATTCTTTGGGATGACAAGAAAAAGAACTGGATTCTACCTTTGCGTGAACCAGAGAACAATAAGCTTATGGGATGGCAGGAAAAGGGAACTGTGCACCGCACATTCTTTAACCGCCCCGGTGGTCTACAAAAATCTAAAACACTATTTGGAATCGAGAATCAAAATGAAGATGTTGTTATTGTGGTTGAGTCTCCCCTTGATACTGCTCATATGGTTTCTGCTGGAGTTATTGGAGCGGTGGCCATTTGTGGGTCGTCAATCTCGGAAGAACAAGTAAAACTACTTAGGCGTTCAGACAAGATTATTGCTGCTTTTGACCAGGATGCGGCTGGATACAAAGCCTCAGAGGAACTGCGCAAGATGGCACGTAAATACGGTTTAAATCTGTTCTTTTTCAGCTATCCTAGTAGTGGAGCAAAAGACCCTGGTGATTTGACGGCTGACGAGATTGCGTGGGGTATTGCCAACGCTAAATCGTCAATACTTGGAGAATCCGCATATGTTCAAAGGCACACTGAAACCGTATCAGGTTGATGCCGTTAAAAAGATGGTAACCCAAAAGCAAATTCTTGTTGCTTACGAAATGGGTCTGGGTAAAACCCCAATGACTATCGCTGCTATCGAAGCCCTTAATCCTAAGCTAACTCTTGTGCTGTGCCTTGCTAGCTTGAAGTACCAGTGGCAAAAAGAAATCACTAAGTTCAGTGACTCTACATCTATTGTCATAGATGGCACACCAGCTCAGCGATTTAAACAGTATGCTGAAGCTAATGGCCATGATTATATTATTATGAACTACGAACAGGTAGTCAATGACTGGGATATGCTCAAGACATTTGATTTTGAAGCTATTGTTTGCGACGAAGCTACAGCTATTAAAGGATTCCGAGCTAAGCGAGCTAAAAAGGTAAAAGACCTTTCTAAGAATATTCCAGTTAGATTTGCTCTAACGGGTACGCCTATTGAGAATGGTAGGCCAGAAGAGATTTACTCTATTATGCAGTTTGTGGATTCTAAGGTTCTTGGACGATTTGATTTATTTGACCGAACCTTTATTGTTAGAAATCATTTTGGCGGTGTACAGCGATACCGAAATTTGCAGACGCTACATGACTTGCTAACTAAGCACTCTGTGCGTAAGTCTCAAAAAGATGATGACGTCAAGCCATTCCTTCCGGATGCAGTGTACCGAGAGCCTATGCTAGTTAACCTAGATAGCCAGTCCTCTAAAATATATAAACATATTGCAGCAGACTTGCACTCATTGCTAATGGATGCCCGAGAAATGTTTGGAGCCAACTTTAACCTTGCTGCTCACTACGGGCAGACATTTAATGCCAATGACCCAGCTAACGAGCTACGGGGGCAAATCATGTCTAGAATTACAGCCCTAAGAATGTTGTGTTCTAACCCTGTTTCTTTAATAAGAAGTGCTGCAAACTTTGAGAACGACAATGGCGGAAGTATGTACATACATTCCCTGGGAGAACTACTAGAAGGCTTGACTAGGAATAATAAACTAGATTATACTATTACTTATCTTAAAGAACATTTAAATATTGATGAGTCATATAAAGCTGTAGTCTTCTCTTCCTATTTAGATTCAGTAGATTCAATAGTAAAAGAATTAGAAAAAAACAACATTAAAGCGGTAGCATATACAGGAGAAATGAATGCCAAACAAAAAGAAGAAGCGAAAGAAGCCTTTCAATCACAATCCGATATTCGAGTTCTTGTTAGTTCTGATGCTGGTGGTTATGGTGTTGACTTACCTCAAGCCAACCTCCTAGTAAACTACGACCAGCCCTGGAGCTCTGGACTTTCTGTCCAGCGTAATGGTAGAATAAATCGTACATCCAGCGACTGGACAACAATTACAATTCAAGATATACTAGTTAAAGATTCAATTGAGCAACGGCAGTATGATATGCTCAAGCAGAAGGGTAACGTTGCAGGGGCAATCCTTGACGGAGCCAACATCAACTCTAAAGGTGGAGTTGACTTAAGTGTTGGAAGTCTGATAGACTTCTTAACAAACAAACTAATATAGGAGGCAAATATGGCAAATCTAATTCCCGAAGAGGGACGCATCGCTAACCCTGACGACTTTAACTCTCAGGTACGCGAATTTATTAAAATCAAAAACTCAATGGAAATCTTTGAGGCTCGTCAGAAAGAGCTTCGTGAGAAACTTCTGCTTGTTCTAGATGAAGATGGTCTTGAAGATGAAAAGGGCAACGTTCAGTTTGACCTTGAAACTCCAATTGATGGAATTGTCCGTCTTGAAAAGCAGCGTCGCTCTAGTCGTAAGCTAAACGAGTTCCGTGCAGATGAAATCATTGAAGAAACAGGCATTGGTCTAGATGTTTATGAGATGAAGCGCGTTATCAATGAAGACGCTCTAATGGCTGCTTATTACCAAGACAAAATTACAGAAGAGCAGTTGGATGAAATGTTTCCTGTTACTGTAACTTGGGCACTATTAACCAAAAAGAAGTAGATTATGGCAGGAATGCGTAGTGATGCAGAAATCCTCAAAGCATTTGAGGGTCTTGACCGCGCACCTGGTTCTAAACAAAAACGTCGTGAGTCTACTCCAGTAGCAGATAAGCGTCGTAAAGTAGCTTCCGGTGAGTCTAATGGTTGGGATGCAAATCCCATCATTAAGACTCTAAAGGGAGTTGAAACAGAAGTTTTTACAATTAAGGCACTAGCTCAAGCACTAGACAAGCAGGTAGTTACTATCCGTTTGTGGGAGAAAAAAGGTTACATACCAATTGCTCCATATCGCTTGCGTTCTAAGTCACTTAATGGTAAAAAGGTAAATGGAAATCGTGTTTATACACGTCGTCTAATCGAGATTGCCATTGAGGAATTTACAAATCGTAAACTCCTCGGTTCCGCTCGTGTAGAATGGAAAGGGTTGCAAGATTTAACAGAAACACTTGTGCAACGCTGGAAAGATGCACTATAATTAAATAGTAGGCAGATGCCTCAAGACAAAAAAGTAGTCGAAAGACTCAAGACAAAGAAAGTAAATTATGAACTACTCACCAAGCGTTAACGCAGACAGCTACCTAGCCGAAGACACCGTTGACATTGCACCTAAGCACGGTACTACTGTCCAGTCAGGATGGGGAGCCGCTGCTTCAGCACTAAAGCCAAAGCGTGAGGCTGGAGACTATCCAACCGATTTCCGTTTTAGCGACCAGGCACAACTTGTCCGTTTTATGCAGGACGAGCCATTTGCAGTTTACGAAATGCACTGGATTGATGCCATCAAGGAAGGCCGTCGTTCATTTGTTTGCCTAGGCGATGAATGTCCACTATGTACCATTGCTGGTGACAAGCCTCGTCCTAAGTTCGCTTTTAACATCATCGTTTTATCTGACGGTGAGCCTAATGTACAAATCATGACTGCGCCACCGTCATTCGCTCGTCAGCTACAAGCTGCAAATGATGACCCTCGTCGTGGTCCACTGACCAAGTACTACTGGGCTGTGTCTCGTACAGGTTCAGGTAACACAACACAATATACTCTCGACCGTGTTCGTGGAACTGACCTTGCAGACGAGTGGGAGTTGGATGATGAAAGCATTCTTGCTTTCTCGGCCACTGCCGTGGCATATGATAAAAGCGCAGTCTACGTGAGCCCCCGCGAAGACTTGCTAAAGGTTGCTCGCCAACTCATTTCCTAACCACTCACCAATGTGGGGGGCCAGGGTCTTTAAGACGCCTTTCTACCTGGCCTCCCACTCTTTTTTCTAGGGGCATTATGAATATCATCACCACCATTGAACAGTTACAAGAATTTGTAGAGTATTACTCTAAAGTCGAGGCTTTTGCATTTGACGTAGAAACAATAGGTGAGAATCGCCTATACCCAGTCATTAACGATGTTTGCTGGATTTCTTTTGCAACTGAAGGTCGTGTAGATGTGATTCCTATGGGTCACCCTAATGGTGAACTTGAAGGGCATGATAAGCCTTTACTTTTACAGGGACAACGTCGCCTCATTGAAGGCAAAACAATCTTAGAATCCCACTACTCAAAAGATGAGCGTAAGTGGACAGCAAAGTTTGGAGAGGCTCCAGAACAACTAACCCCACGTCAAGTATTTGACGCTATTGAGCCTTTAATGTTTGGTCCACAGCTAAAGATTGCTCACAATGCAAAGTTTGATTTAAAGTCAGTTGCAAAGTATTATAACGGTCGCGTTCCTACTGGGCCATACTTTGATACATTGATGGCTGCTTTTATTGTTAATAATTTAAATAAATTTGATTTAGGTTTAAAGTCCTGTGTTCTCCGTGAACTAGGCGTAGATATGGAAAAGGGGATTGGTGAGAATGTCGCTTTACACAGTTTCTCTGATGTTGCTAATTATTCTGGTATTGATGCAGAGTTAACTTGGAAACTATACCAAGCACTAGAACCAAAGATTGTAGGTAATCTTCAAAGGGTATGGGGTCTAGAAATGGATGTTCTAGCTGCTTTGTGTGATATGGAACTTACCGGGGCTTATATTGACCAAGATGCTCTCAAGATTCTTGCAGAAGAGATTGAGAAGGGTAAGCAGGATGCTGAAGCTCGTTGCTACAGGATTGCTGGCAAAGCGTTTTCCATCAACTCTGTTCCAGTAAAACAAGAGCTTTTATTTGGTGGAGAGAACCCTCGTATCAAACCTAATACTAAATTCAAACATGTTCTAACTCCAAAAGGCTTTGATGCTCAAAAAAACGGAGAAGAACTTAATCAGGCACACTACTCAGTATCTGCCGAGGCACTTGAGTTTTATCGTGGTAAAGATGAGTTAGTGGATGCTCTGCTTGAGTATCAGGACTTGAATAAACTTATGACAACATACGTAACTCCTTACACAGGTGGTGAAGTCAAGCGTACAACTAACGGTAAGGTCAAGATTGAGGAGCGTAAGAGCCTTTTAATCAATGGTCGGGTCCATACTAACTTTAAGGCTCACGGGGCCGAGACGGGCCGTTTTAGCTCGTCTGAGCCTAACCTGCAGAACATTCCATCATCTGGTGATTACGGTAAGTTGGTTCGTAACCT